CTTTAGAAATTCGTCATTACCCATTGTTATTCTCCTTGTTGATAGCGTTTTCTGCTACTTCTAAGCCTTTAGTTAAAACAGATGGTACATTGTCTCCGGCTTCTACAAAATTCTCGATGATACTTCTAAGTTCATTAACGATTAAAGACGCTAGAGTGAACCATCCAACATAAGTTGTGATAGTCAAATCAACATTGATTGTCTGACCGATTTCGATAAAAATCGCAGATGCAAGGAATGCAACAAGTACCATTAACCAGTACCCTAACTTTTTCCATACACCCTTAACTCCCTTGGCAGAATTCTCTTTTCCTGTTAATCGAGATTTTCTAATTCCTGTGATGTAATCAATAACGTTAAGTGTGAGGAAACCAACGAATAAGAGCCAATGAGTGCCAAATACTGCACTCAGTACAGCCACAATAGTTCCTCCTAATGCATTGATTGCATCCATGTATTTCAATGATGTGTCATAAAATTTCATATTTTCTTCTCCTTTTAAGCATATGAGTAAATAAATGTGCCACATATATAAGCGGTCGAAACTGTTCCATGCATTGCTGTTAAAGTCCAATGATTCGCGGTTATATCGTTAGTTTTCGGATAGAATCTTAAAGTCAAGTCGGAACTCTGTGTCTGTACAGGAATGAACACATTTTTTTTGGGCGTCTTGTCAGTAGGAAACCCATTCCACATGTACCCCATTGTATTATTCACAATTGTAGCAGTTACTGACCCATCCCAATTTAATTCGCAGAGTCTAAGGGCATCGTTAAATCTGTATTTCAGAGTAATACCACATCCGTTAGTACCGCATGACACCCAATCGGACCATCCAATCCATAAGTGCTGTATCTTCTCATCCTTCTTCACAAGCACCCACGTATCTACTTGATTCTGCGTGTCAAAATCAAACACATAACCATTGAATGACTGTGCTTCAATAGGCATATCTACCTTTAATTTTCCAGTCTCTGCCTTGCATCCAACACCGATTCCTCTACCATCAGCAGAGAAATCAAGTAACTTGAATGATGGCACGATAGCCGAATACGCTGAAACGCCGTCTGTTGTGAAATAGTCCTTTACAAGCACTCTGAACGAGTAGGCATTATCCGTATTGAACTTGCCAGCAGATGATATATATACCTTTTTCTCGCCACTGTATGAATCTGTATAAGTTGCAAGAGTAGTCCACGTTTCACCGTTCTTGTACTGAATCATGACAGTCTTATCGTTTTTATTTGCAACAGGTGCAATTGAAAATGAATAAGTAATCTTAACCGCTGTGCCATCATCGTCTGCTTTGTTAGTTGATACATTCCAACGTTGAGCACTCACATTCTTCACTGTTGGAGAGTACCATTCTGTAACGCTAATATTCTTAGAGAGTGTAGCCTTTTGTCCTCTTGAATCTGTAACTGTCGTTCTAAGGACTACTGTACCAGAAGATTTAAACGGTTGAGTAATGAACCAAGTGTTAGGGCCTTGAGCAATCTGTCCGTCAATTTCATTGTAATAGTAAGTGATTTTTGCACCGTTCTTCGTTGAAGTAGATACATTGAATTTAACTTTCGAAATGCCTTGAATAATTGTTGATGCACCGAATCTGTTTGCGATAGTAGTATCATCATTTGCGTATGTGATGCCTGTGATAGTCGGTTCATATCCCGATGGCATCAATAAATCTAATCGGCAGTAGTTAGTGCCGATGTACTTACCTGCACGATTATACGTATCAACCTTGAAAGTCAGATAAGACTGAGATGCATTAGTCATCTTATCAATGAGTGATATAGGAACTTTCCACTTGAATTCATCATTCCACTGATTATCAGCAATCTGTACATTAGTGTCATAATAGCTGTACGAGATTACATGTCCAAAATCAGTGGACGCTCTAGGTGTCTTGATTGTGACACTGTTTCCAAAATATACGGATGCTGGGGAACAGTAAGGCTTGGTCGCTCTCGGAATAACATCACAGTCGATACCTCCTGAAGCCGATACACTACCTACATAGTGGCCCGAAAGAGTGACTTTCAATTCCTGTGAGAATGAGAAATCAAAATGTTTTCCCCCATTGCTGTCATGAGGAATCTTAATATTCGTAACTGTCGCAAGAGTCTTTGTTCCACTTCCTCCAATAGTCACACCACCCGACCATAATAGGACACCATTTGCCCACATGGAACCGTATTTAGTAGCGCTTGAGTTGATATTGTACTTATAATACTTAGTTAACGTAGCAGTCCACAAATCATAGTTTCCATCGACATTGACACCTGTACGTGTCATTGTCATTGTGACATTACCGTTACCACCACCGAATGAAGCACTGCATGATGCACTTGTTGCCATCAGTCACCACCTACTTTCTTAAATGTTAATGATCCATCGCTATTAACAATGAATCCGAAGTTTCCAATCCTTAAAGAACTAGAAACCTCGATGTTAGAGTTATACATTCTGTTGTTAGCAAAATATGCTACTTCGTCATTGTTCTGAAGAATAGAGTACTTGCTGTTTGTCTGTTTTGTCTTGAATTCAGATTCCTGTTTACCTATCTCTATGCCGTCTGCATTGAATCTGATATAAGTGTTCAACTGAATCTGATTGTTTGATACTGTATCAGAAAGAGAACTAAAGTCTTCTTTCTTGACAAAATCCATCTGAATAGTATCTGTAGTCTGCTTTAGTGTAGATACAGTAGAAGAAAGATTCGCTCCATCAACCGCACTGTAATAGTTTTCTGATACAGTCTGTAAGATAGATGTCTTAGTCTGCTCTATGGACGAAGAAGCATCCTTGGTTGCTTGTTGCAGTTGACTATTCAAATTGTTAATTCTGTTATCATAGTCATCAATGATTGACTTTAAGTCATTTGCAAGGGTAGGCGTTGTAGTTGTATAAGTTCCATCATCCCATAATATCTTTGACCTAACCCAATAATAATGATTATCGATATAGTCATCCGGAACACTTTTCCATCCGTCACTGTTTTCATCAGGCATTTGTGTTGAAGAGTCAGACAAGTAATATTCTGGAGTGATTGAACGGATGCCCTGTCCGTCTTCACCATCGTTTACTTGCACAAGTGTTGTGCTTGCAGATGCCTTAATCATATAATTAACCTTCTAACTGTGCGCTGAACGTTGCTTTGTTAGTAACATCTCCTGCGCTGATTGTATATGTAGACCCCGTTGCCACCGAAGCAGTTCCTCCATCCTTGTACCATTTGATAGTTCCTAAACTAGATAAAGCAGCACCAGTCACTTCCACTCCGCCTTTGTAAACATGAGCAGTTAAAGTTGTGGCAATAGCGGTATTCTTAAAGATTGTTCCACCACTCGAAGTAATTGCCATTGTGATAGCATCCTTACCGTTAGTTCCGTTGATTCCGTTTGTGCCTTTGTAGGATACAGAATATGATTCGGTAGACTTGCCGTCAGAGTAGTTTACAACGGTCTTAGTCCATAGATACTGGCCATTTGCCACGTTAGGAACTGTTGGGCTCCATGTCCCTGTTGGGGGAGTAGTGCCACTTGTGCCTGCTTGATATGTAACAGATGTTGATTTTACAGTAACGCTTGTACCGTTTGTACCATTTGAACCGTTTGTGCCCTTGTAAGAGACTGAATAGGCTTCTGTTGATTTACCATCAGAATACTTGACTACTGTCTTAGTCCAAAGGAACTGACCATTCGGTACATTTGGAACAGTAGCGCTCCATTCTCCTGTCGGCTTAGTAGTTCCACTTGCCCCAACCTGATAAGTAACAGAAGTCGAACTTACAGTAACACTTGTACCATTCTGCCCGGTTGCGCCTTTAAAAGCAATTGAGTAACTGAATGTCTTATTGATTGTGATATCACCTTTCACAACAATAGGAATAGTGATAGTGCCGCTCTTAGTTAATGCAGATGTTGCAGTAATAGTGATTGTCGGTTGTAATGATTTGCCGTCCGATACCGCTGAAATGCCAGTCGGACACGTAATATTTCCTACAGTGCACGAAACCTGTTCGCTCCCACACAATGCCATCACCTGTGTAGTTGTTGTCTGTGTGCCGCTCACTGAATTAGTAGTACCTAAGAATGTATAGTTATCATTCGTCAATACCACCGAATAACCATCAGTTAAGTCGATAACGTCAACTTGGCTGACTGCCTTAATTCCCATATTTTCCCTCCTATACATTTAACTCGCAGTTGAATACTGCCTTGAATTTAATGTCCTTTGCTGAAATAGTAAACATGAATCCGTTATCATTGAGTCTTGTATCATCTAGCGGAATCTTGCTGAATTCTGTCTCTCCATGCCTTTTAATGAGCCACTGCAGATATGCATTATCTCCAAATGTTTCTCTCAATTTTGAAGAGTTATCAATCACAACTCCACCCACATAGATATTTACTGTGAATATAGTTGCCACGTCACTGTTCTTGAATGTCGTACCATTTGATGACTCTATACACAATAATATAGAATCCTCACCTTTTGCACCTGTTATACATACTGGTGTACTGTATGTGACAGTATTGTTAATCGTCGTAGCCGTTCTCTGCCATATATAGAATCCAGGACGCCATGTCGGTGCAGTCTCTGACCACCCTGTTTCGGGAGGTGTAGCTCCATCTGTTGAACTAGCATACTCACAAACAAACTTCTTAACTGAACCCTGTGCCTGTTTTATTGCTTCTCCAGCCTTTTCTTCAACTTCTGATACCCTTAGTGATATCTTCTCATTGGACAGGCTTAATTGAGCCATCTTGTCATTGATGCCTTCCTGTTCCTTTGCGATTATATCTAGTTTCAATGATTCCTGGTCCTGCTGGACCTGCAGCTTTCTGATTCTCTGTGTATTCGTCACTTTATTGATGATTTTTTCTTCATTCTTTGTAGATACCGTCCCATCCACGGTAGACATAGAGAACTGTCCACCTTTATAACTGACAGTCAGATCCGATACAAAGAAAGTGAATTCATTGCTGTTATAATTGACAAGAGCACCAGGAAGAAGGTTATCAACCGATATCATTGTGACATTCTTCACCTGGTTGAAAGTCAATCCTTTAAGTCTGTCATAGATGCTGTCTATAATGCTCTGTTCATCTGCATATAGATTTGCTGAATCAATAAACAGCGTATTGCCTGTCTCGTCGCCTTTAGAAAGAGGATTGAGACCATTTTCAGCATATACTCTTGTGAGTGTATACACCTCATTCTTCTCATAATCTGTTAAATCCTGTGTAGCAGCAAAGGCGCTCTTTTCAATTGGTACAAACCTAATAGAATCAATCCCCTTTGCATAAACATTTGCCCCAAACAGTTCCGCAATCCACCCAAGATAGTTTCTTATCACAATCGTGTTATCGTACCACGACACGCTCTTATCAAGAACGTACTGCGGTATTCCTTCACGAATAATAGAAAGACCAG